TACTGATGAGTCTGCTTCCCTTCTTGCTGCCCTCCATGACCGTGATATTCCACATGTCGCTATTTCAGAGGTGCTCGCAACCAACGGATATAATGTCTCTCCGAACGCTGTAGCCAACTGGCGCAGGGTTCATAGAGGGCAAATAGATGAGTGAAGCCTTCAAGCAAGAATTAGCGAAGTCCAGATTAGGTAAGATAGCGGAGTTACTAGATCGTTCTGGTATTGATGCTGAAGAAATAGGTAGTGTCGAGAAAGTACGCATTTCCGAATGGCAAGGTATTACTAAAAATGAAGAAGGCGAAGCCGAAATACATGATCTGGGTGGTATTAGCGTTGTGCTTAATCCTGCTTGGGCTGATGGTCCGCAGTGGCCTGTGGTTCAACAAGCAGCACCAATCACAATCAAACCAGTCGCAAGCCAAAAGAAAGTCGAGAGGGATTTCAACGTTTGCGTAATCTTTCCTGACCCTCAAATTGGTTTCAGGATGTATGACGATGGGGAGATAGATCCTTTCCACGATGAACAAGCCATGAACGTTGCTTTGAAGATCGCCAAGGACATGAAGCCAGACAAGATAGTCAACCTTGGCGATTATTTAGATTTTGCAGAATTCGGCAAGTACGAACAAGAACCTGCGTTCGCTAAGACTACTCAGTTGGCGCTTGATGCTGGTCATAAGTTCTTATGCCAACAAAGAGCCATCGCCCCTGACGCTGAGATGGTCCTTCTTGAAGGAAACCATGACAGGCGTCTACAGAAAGCCTTAACAACTAATACGGCTGCTGCGCTTCATATCAAAAGGGCAGAACTACCTGAAGATTGGCCAGTTAATTCTGTTCCTTTCTTACTTAGGTTAGATGAACCTCACCTTAATGTTCAGTACATTGGCGGTTACCCTGCTGGCATCTATTGGGTGAATGAAAACCTTGCGTGCATACACGGTCACACTGTCAGGAGTAGAGGCTCTACTGCTAAGGCAGTTGTTGATGATGAGCGAACAAGTGTTATCCATGGTCACATCCATAGAATTGAACTTCATCATAAGACTCGGAGGACGTTTGATGGGGCTAAACAAAGCCTCGCAGCATCTCCTGGTTGCTTATGTCGCACAGATGGTGCTGTGCCATCTGTTAAAGGTTCTACTGACCCTCATGGAAGACCTATCAATGCGGTGGAAGACTGGCAACAGGGCATGGCTGTAGTAACTTATGAACCAGGGAACGGAAATTTTAATGTCGAACTCATCCCCATCTCCAGAGGAGAGGCAATCTTTAGAGGAAAGTATTACTCAGCCGACTGAACCTGAGCAAACTTTTTCTTATGAAATGGATGAGGACATTCCTAGAGCGTCCCACTTTCCTGTCATAACAGTTGTACTTTCCTTAGATGACCCGTCAGAGCCTAATCATGTTGACTTGGGTTCTGTGCCACCTCAAATTGCTGCTGCTGCCTTTAGATCTATCTCTACCCAATTAGAGAAGTTATCTTGGCCCAGTCGGGTTTCTTATGCAGGTCAAACTATCTTTGATCCTGAAAGACTTATTGCTGATCTTGAAGATCCTGAAGACCTGGTGTAGCAGGAACAAAATCTATAACGATCTTTTCTGCAAATTCTCCTAAAGGAAATATCTTCTTCGCAACCTCGTAGGCTTGATCGCTATACAAAGTATTGTCTGGAACTGGTATGACGTATTCGTCAGCCACGGTGTAAGGACCATTCCACATTGTGAACGTGATATGCCACGTTCCTTTGGGGGCTTCCCATTGTTCTATATCATTCATAATTATTGATTCTTTCCGAGGAGACGTTTTCTCCTCTACTTACTACTGTCACGAAGTGGCAAAGTTTTTCAGTTTTATTTCAAATTTCTTATAAAAAATAAACAAGCGTTCGTATAACTTTCATCTTTAGTTGACCCCTTCACCAGTTACACAAATTTATCTGCCACTATGGGAGTACGAGGTGCTTACCTCGATGAACATTTATATACAATTTATTTAATGAGGTAGACCAATTATGTCAGTACAAGATTCCCAACTACGGGAACTCAAGTCTGCTCTACGCGACACGCTCGCAGAGAACGATGCAATCGTTGCTCACGCTGAAGCAAATCGTGAAGAGGGCGGCCCTGAGATTCAGGTCGAAGCGAAGCACATTGAAGGTTTCCGCTCTAACCTCTCTAAAGCACGTGGTATACGTGAGCAAATCGAAGTTCTTGAAGGACAAAAAGAACTACACGATTGGGCTTCCGAAGCACCTGCTCCAGAGGTAATAGCAGAAGCAAAAAGTGTCGCTGGTTCTGTCGGCGCAGCATTCATCGAATCAGATGAATTCAAAGCACTGAATGGCGGAGATTCCGGTCTTACAATGCACACACCATTTTCAGTCAAGGGTGACCTTGGCGGAATGTGGGGACAGAAAGACGTCTACACGACGCTTCCTTCTGGAACCCCTGGACAATTCGGCACGCCACAGCGTGACGCAATGGTCGAAAGGGCACATCGTGCAGTGCGAGTTCGTGATCTCTTCAACGTTCAGCAAACATCAACCAACTTGGTTGAATATTTCCGGGTAACAGGATTTACCAACAACGCTCAGTCAGTAGGCGAGCGAAGTGGGTCACCTGAAACCTTTACCGCTTATCCACAATCAACCATGACAATTGCAGGCGAGCAGGCTCCTGTACGAACCATCGGTCACTACGAAGTAGCACACCGAAACGTACTAGCCGA